GACAAGAATTAAATGGCGCCTCCACAATAATAAAGAAGGTTATAAAACTAAACGACTGAATGATCAAAAAAAGGTTTACCAAACTCGCTTTGCGTGAATAGTAAATAAAAAAATATCATTCAGACGTGCCATTTAATATGACCCGTCAATTGCTATATCGGTGAGATCAGCCAAAACTGGAGGAATACATATAAAGTATCCCATACTGAAATCATCCGCAGCAAAGCGAGACCAACTGTATAATTGCGAAGCACTCGTAGAGGCCGCAACTACAACAGCAGGTGCATAGGAGCCAGACCCCATTTCATCTGGCGAGATTGTTAAATCGAGATTGTCACACGATATCAAGGAAGCATTGGGACGAGTGTAACATCTATTGTAACAATCAAGTTTCACCTGAAAGTGAGCTTGGTTGGCTACATTATATGCTATCAACGGAGAACACCCTCCACGCATACCATTGGTGCCTTCATAAGAGAGGCCACCAGTATTGCCAGTGGAAGCGGCTGCACGGAGAAGTGGGTTTGAAACACCAGATCCAACCGTAGTGTTCTTAAGTTTCCTAAGAATTATCGTGTTCGCAAGTATCGTGTTTGGCGGCACATGTATTTCACAGCACATGCTGCCACGGGAAAGAGCAAAGATACACGATAATAGCGAATATAAATCATTTGCTCCTGTAGAAGGGAAAGCCAGTTTGTCGACGCCTGACACTGAAACATTAAAGGCTGCTGCAGCTCTGTAAGGTGCACAAAAGGTCTGAAAACCTGCAGTCTGAGATACAGTACCTGTCAAGGTTGTGCGCGCAGCGTCTGTCATGAGAATGTACCCTGGACGCTTCATGAGAGAACGGAAACTCATTATAGAATCTCCCATACAGTATTGTGATGCCAAGTGCGAAACGTCAACAGAACCAGAGCCACCAATACATTGTGTATTGACGACACCTTCTTCAACACTTGCACCTTCAACACGTGTTACTGGACAATAAACCGTACGTAAATTCTCAGAATGATATTCATTGAACTGAGCGTCGGCGCACATCGCAACCTCTACCAATAGCGTAACATCACTGGCTACAGTATTCGGCGCTTTTAGGGCATCTAAAACAAAGAAATCCAAAAAGCCTATTGGTTGAGTATTATCAGCCCATGGGGCATTGGACGCAAAGGGCAGTATTATCTCAAACTCGGTCATCGAACTTATATCATAAATGGTCTTGCTAGCATACTGTTGCATATCTGCGTTCAAAGCTGTAGTGGTGGGCGGACTCAAACGGTAATCAAATGGCACGTATGTAACGAGCAATCTACCAGAGTGGAACTCTGTCTTCACAAGCTTTACTCTGAACTTCATGGACCCACGCCAAAAGCGGAACAAACCAGCAACAAAACTTGCTGGTGTGTGCTGCCTATATGTCAAAAGAGGAGCTGGCATAGTCTTGTTCCTATAATAGAAGGAAGGATTGATCAGAAAATGCGCAATATTGAAACCACTGAGTGCAGACGTACTCCAAGTGTATCTCGCATAGTAGGAATACCTAGAGACTATTGCTGCAAAGGCCATCTCATCGACAGGAGACCCAGCAAAACCAGGCAAATTCCCAACACTAGTGTCTGTGTAATTGGTCAATGGCATTCCGAAAACGGGAGAGTCCATATTGCAAGCATATGGTGCACTAGTTAAAAGTCGCCTTTCCACTTTAGCGTTGTCAATCGGTCTGGACCAACCAAAAACCCGAGCAACATCAGAAGCAACATCGAAAAAGAATGATGTAGGACCTGCAATGCTCGACAATATCGGTATCCTACCTAGAACTTTACTTGCCTTTGAAGCTAACTTCAAACCTTGAGTAATTGGACCATTCTCTTTTTTTTCGCGCGTCTCTATGTCTCCCTGAGGAATGGTTGGTGTATAAAGCTCAACATTCTCCAATGAATACCACAATGAATAACTGGCATCAGTACTACCTAACACTGCTTGGAGAGGAGAGTAAGGAAAGATACTGACTCTACCCCATGAACCAAGAGCATCAGGAGTCTGCAACATTGGCGTATAGGGGTCAGCATTAATGTATGGGATGCGCAAAACGACCTCGCTCTGTGTAGCTATATCCAACTCAGCATGTGGCAATTGTGTAATACAATGTGTGTTAGCTGAGTGCATCATATGCCACAGTTCGGCAGTAGATAAAGCACTTCCGGCTGCAGGCGTATTAATAGTATCCCCACAGTATGGAACGAAGTAGACAATATAACGTCCCTGTTGGAATCTGGTGGCATTCACCTGAAGACGTATAACTAGATCAAATTTCATGGACATAAATCCTATAAACTTATTACGCCACATAGCAACAGATTGCGCATCATAGGGCAGATAAATAATAGGAAAGAAAGTAGTCGGCGAATCTGTTACGGCAAACGCCCCAGTTGAGTGCAAGACGGGCTTAGCAAAGAAATCAACTAGCGTTTGATCGACACCTGTGACTTGCGATGACGCAAAGTCCTGACTAATTGGCTCATGAACATAGTCAGTCAACTGACGTGAATCCGCGGACACAAATGAGGCTGTGGGACCCTGCTGGCTCTCCGTTGGAGCGTCAGGAGTTGTTTGAGTAACAGTTGTAGCAGTAACGTCTACCACATCTGCTTCAGGATAACACACTATCGTGTCATTTATATCTCCGACATGTACCGTGGTGACTACAAATTCATCACACCGACTCTCGATTTCGACTTTAAATGTATCATTACCAGTATACAACCTGCGAGAGAGCTCAGCAGTACTAGTATGATTAACATCATTAATAAAACTTGATCCATTGTTGTTTGTAACCATATTCTTTAAAGTTATATGTAATGTGGCTCTTATCTCATGACTACTATTAATTAGGCTACGAATAACAAAATAAATATCATTTACTGTCGGAACATCTACATCATAATATCTGTTAATAATAGGGCAGGCTTCAAGAGCGTAATCGTGGACGAGACGAACGGACGAGCAAATATAGTGAACATACTCTGATTTTTCTTCGTCTGAACATGTTTCGTGCATAGCCAACTTAAGCATAAGTTCTTGAGAAATCTTATTCTCGACCCCCTTAAAGGAGAAGAGTGACTTCTCAAAATCAGCCTCAGGTACGCAAGGCACACATGATTCAATCATAAAAATATCTTCTTGATCAAAGATACGAGCTCCAGATTTCAATTCAAGATATCTGTCGACGAACTTATCAGTGTACTCGTAGAGATTATCAAAGGAATAGAAAACATACTCCATACGCAAACGACGATCCGTTTCTATTCTCTGACGAATAACACCAAACTCACGAAGATATTTGATGAGCAAAGGGACATAATGGTCGTAGGTTTCATCTCCATGGAATGCCATTTCATTTATGAATACCTCACCAACCATTTTAAAGTGTTCACGCTCTGGATGCGATTTCTTGCGCCAATACATGGAGTTCACAATACTCTGTATGTCGAGAGGAGCAACGTAAACATTCTGCAACAGAGGCTCTCGGCAAAAACCACGCTTAAGAAAAGTACAATGAGACAGGGGCTTATAGTCATCAGTGGTTTTAGTCTTAACTGCAGGAGTGAAATCCAGGCCCAGCTCAGCCATATGCTTCCTAATAACATCAAAAGTGAACATCTTCTTCGCTAACTCTGAAGCACCGAAGATGACATCATCACCATACACTCCAAGACTTATGTTGCGCGCGAAAGCAGTTTCACGTATATCACCTTGTGACTCAGCAACCACACGCGTCCAACAATAATAGAAAGACAGTGTATTATATAGTGAATTGATAATCG